GCGCCGAACGTAAAAACAATATCGACGCTCAACACTTCTGGGATTATTACGAAGCGCGCGGATGGAAAGTCGGGGGGCGAACTGCAATGAAAGACTGGCGAGCAGCCGTCCGCACGTGGGAAAAAAATAATTTCCAGACCTCACCGCCGAAAAACGGCATGGACGGCGATCAAAGCCAGCAATCAAAGGCGAGCGAAATCGTCAAAAGCTGGAAAACGGGGGTATACGCATGAGCGACATACACACACAAATACGCTCAATCGGGTGCGCGATCGACACCGAAATCGCGCGCTTGCAAAAAATCCGCGACGACTTACTCGCAAACCCCGAAGCGGCGAGCGAATGGGACAATCGGGCGCGGGAAGCCGAACGCGAATACTACGCGACGCTTGCCGAAAGTGCGTATAAAAAAATCGTGCCGCCGAAGTTTTTTGCTATGCCGCACGAACTCAATACAGCCGGAAGCGAAGCGCGGGCGAGGTTTTACCGCGACGCACTGAATGCGTTCGAACTCGTCAAGGCGGGGAAGCCCGTGTCGATTTTAATGCTCGGCGAATCGGGAATCGGTAAATCATACTTCGCCTGCTGGATGATACACGAGCTTTTACACACGCGGAAACGGAACCGCACGTATGATTTACCGTCGTATTGGTCGTGCGATTACGTTACAGGCTCGACGCTTTCGGCGCGGTATAAAAACGCTGAAGCGTTCGGTGCGCGCGAGCGGTGCGATTGGATTGCGCACGAGTTTACGCTTGCGGATTTTCTCATCGTTGACGAAATCGGGCGGAAAAAAACGCAGTGGGAGCAGGACGCGATCTTTGACATTGCCGACAGCAGGCAGAAAAGCACGGTATACATCAGCAATCTGTCGCTTGATGATTTTGCGAATTACGTCGGAGCGGCCGTAATCGACCGGCTCAATCCGACAAAAATTTTGATATCGACGGTGGGATGCGAGAGTTGGAGAGTGTAGCGGAAACGGAACAGCTTTTATTGCCGTTTGATTTTGAGGAGCCGAAAATTGACGTTGCGAGCATACCGCATTATGACGCCCCGCAAGACGACAACGAGCAGTTGCTCGAATACCAGTATCAGTACAAAGTCGAGGGGAAAGAAAATGCGCTCTCAAAGATGTACGAACTTGGCTATGTAATTTCTCGGCGTTATATCGCCACAGAAGGACAGCAAAATTGGAAAGTCAAGCTATTGAGCCGCGATGACAAGGTGGAAAAGGCGCATAACGCAATAACGTACATCATCGCGCGATACAAGCGCGTACCGACGTTTTTTATTGCAAAAAATTTTACGGCGTATTTATTTCTGCGAGTGCGGCACGAACTGTACTACACGCGCAAGATAGATAAATTGATAACGTATGTTGATTATCTGTAAGGGGGAAACGAAATGAAAGAATTGCTTAAAGAAGTTGAATTGACAGTAAAATGTGAACTCAAACGGGCGAACAAAGTACACCCGTTGTTTAATTCGCCGCACGAAGCATACGCGGTAATTAAAGAGGAAGCGGAAGAAGCGGAATTTGAAATGGAGCATATAAAAGACAGTGTTCGTATTTTTTGGAAATCGGTTAAATACGATGATAGCGCAAAAAATATGTGTAGATTTTTGCACGGTATAAAAGATATTGCGATAGACCTTGCCGCCGAAGCGATACAGGTTGCGGCGATGGCGCAAAAGACGATCGACAGCATGCAATGAGGCATATATGAAAACGTTTGGTGATACGATTTATGATGCCCGTATGGAAAGTAAAAAATTATTACACGAGGTTGCTCGTAAAATAGGTATATCTGCGATGTATCTATCAGAGCTTGAAACGGGTATAAAATTACCTAAAAAAGGCAAGGTAATTTCTATGTTGTCGCAAGAATATAATATTCCTGTAAAAATATTGGAAGATTTAGTAAAAAGTGATCGCAAAAAGCCTTTGAAGCAATGAAAAGATGAAGTTGCAAAAGCTATTGTACAGGCATACATAAAACAAAAATGACTATATATGTATGGAGATAACCTGTAAAACAAACGACACTCTGCCCTTGTCGGCGTTGACCGAGTTTCAAGGCGGGCTTAAAAAACGCACGGAAGATGATTATAGCAAAATCATAAAGAGTATAAATAAATACGGTTTTGCTTTTCCGTTTTTTGTTTGGCAACACGACGGGATAAATCACGTACTCGACGGACACGGCAGGCTCGGCGCATTACAACGTATGACGGCCGCAGGTGAGAGCATACCAGATTTACCTGTTGTTTTTGTAAACGCAAAAGACGAGGTGGACGCGAAAGACCTGCTGCTTCGGTTGAATTCAAGTTACGGTAAAATGACGGTGGAAACCGTTCGTGATTTTATCGGAGACATTTCAATCGATTTCGAGGATTTAGAACTCCCAAAGTGTAGCCTCGACCTTTCGGATTTGTTCGAAAAAGAAACAACCGTAGATGATGACGAAGCTCCAAACAACGACGAAAAGAATGTATATTCCGAGCGCGGAGCAATATACGAGCTTGGAAATCACCGTTTAATGTGCGGAGACAGCACCAATCCAGATGATATGGAGAAGTTGATGGGTGGGCAGAAAGCAGACCTTATCGTTACAGACCCGCCGTACAACGTAGACTATACAGGTAAGACAAAAGACGCGTTAAAAATCGAAAACGACAAAAAGGATGACGCTGCTTTTCTCGCCTTTCTTACCGATGCCTTTCATGTCATGTTTGCAGTGTTAAAACAGGGCGGCGCGTATTATATCTGTCATGCAGGACTTGAGGGTGGTAATTTTATGGCTGCAGTAAAGGCATCGGGTATTGTTGTTCGGCAGTGTTTGATATGGGTTAAAAACAGCATGGTTATGGGCAGGCAGGATTATCAATGGCAACACGAGCCGATTTTGTACGGGTGGAATTCAGGCGCTGCGCATTTTTGGGGTGGAAGGCGAGATTTGACTACAGTTATCCACTGTGATAAACCGAGCCGAAACGAATCGCACCCGACAATGAAGCCCGTCAAGTTATTTGAGACGTTCATCGAGAACTCGAGCAAAGCAGAGGATATCATCCTTGACCCGTTCGGCGGTAGCGGGACGACAATAATCGCGAGCGAAAAGCTGGGAAGATGCGCTCGTGTGATGGAACTCGACCCTGTTTACTGTGATGTTATCCGCCGCCGTTATACCAAATGGGCAAAAGAAAATAACCGTCCAATAACGAGCGGGTGCCTTGAGTAGAACAAAAACTCCGATACGTCCGAGAGAGTATGAGTAGGCGAAAAAACTACAAAAAAGAAGATGTACTCAAGGCAATAGACGGAAGCGGCGGGCTTATTACGACGATTGCGAATCGTATGCACTGCGACTGGCATACGGCAAAACGTTGTATTAACAAATGGGCGGAAACACGACAGGCGTATATCGACAGCGAGGAAACCGTGCTTGATTTTGTCGAGGGAAAAGCAATCGAGCGGGTAAAAGAGGGCGACGGCTCTATGATACGGTTTATCCTTGCGACAAAAGGACGCAAGCGCGGGTACGGTGAAAAGCCTATTATAGACGAAACCGCTGCAGAGGACACCGAATTGAGGATTATTATCGATGACGATAAACAGTAGTAGCATTTTTGCAAAGGTATATAACAAGGCTTTCCGCGCAATCCTCACGCATGAAAAAGAGCGCTATACCTTTCCCGGCGGGCGCGCGTCGTGTAAGTCGTCGTTTATCAGCCTCGTAATCGTTATTTTAATCGTTATGTTCCCGTCTTACAACGCGCTTATTGTGCGTAAGACGGCGAAAACCTTACGCCGCAGTGTATTTGAGCAGATTGTCTGGGCGATACATAAACTCGGTTTACAGGGGCGGTTTAAAATCCCCGCGAGTAAGACGGCGGCACTCCCGATAACGTACATCCGTAAAAACGGGCGGACGCAGGAGATTATATTCGCAGGCTGCGACGACCCCGAAAAGCTGAAATCAATCAAAGTTGCGAACGGCTATTTTGCGATTTTATGGATTGAGGAAAAAACGGAGTTTGCCGAAGCAGAATTGCAGAATATCCGTATTTCGGTTTTGCGCGGCGGGGAGACGTTTTATATTTTCGAAAGCTATAACCCGCCGAGTGCGAAGCGGCACTGGTGCAATATCGAAGCACGAACGCGCGATCCGAATCGTATGGTGCTCCATACGACGTATAAAGACATACCGCGCGAATGGCTCGGCGAGGCTATCCTACACGACATAGAGCACACAAAAAAAACGAATAAACGTGCGTATGAAAATATATATCTCGGCAAAGCAACCGGCACGGGATTAAACGTGTTCGAGAACGTCGAGCTTCGGGAAATCACTGACGACGAAATAAAAGGCTATGACGTCATAAAGCGCGGCGTTGACTGGGGCTATTATCCCGACCCGTTTCAATATGTTGCGATGTCATACCGCAACGAAACACTTTATATCTTCGACGAACTTCGCCTGTATAAGCACGGAAACATCGAAGCGTACCGCGCACTAAAAGACCACATGAATAAAGCCTACGTAAAGCTCGGCGGGAAGCTCGACGGCGACCGCATAACGACGGAGCGCATAATTGCGGACAGCGCGGAGCCGAAAAGCGTTGCGGACTTTAGAGCGTTCGGTGCGGATATGCGGGGAGCAGTAAAGGGAGTGGGAAGCCGCGACGCGGGTTTTAAGTGGCTACAGGGGCTAAAAAAAATCGTCATCGACCCCGACCGCTGCCCGCACGCGGCCGATGAGTTTACCCTTTACGAATACGAACTCGACAAACGCACGGGAGACGTTATGACAGGCTATCCCGACGGACAAGCCGACCACACGATGGACGCGGTGCGCTATGCGATGGAAAGCACGTTCCGACACGCGGGGGAATGAAAGATGTATTATTTATTTATACGCAACGAAAATGAACTGAAAAAATACAAAGCAAAATTGTTAAAAGTAAAAGAAAATATAAATAACGGAAAGACACCTGTTTTTAACGAACTACAAAACGCAAAAACAAATCTTACAGAGAGTATGCCTTATAACACTATCAACGGAGCATTAACAATATTGAGCGTTTTTTTACTTCGGCGCATAGAAATCAATGAGATGTTAAAAATAGCTGTAGTTTTAATTATAAACCATATAAGCGGCGCTATAGCTGAATATGTTTTTGTGTTTTTAAAACATATTTTAAGGTGCAGATTGTGCAAACGCCTAGCCATATCGCCGGATGATGACACGATAGCTGCAATGGAATCGCTTGAATATCAAACGGTGTGATAAATGACTATATAAAGAGAGGCAAAGATGTTTCAGCAGATAAGGGGATTTTTTATGAACATATTAAACCTTTTCCGCTCGTACACGATTGAGCAGATAACGGGCATCGAAACAAATATCACAGGCGAGATGTACGAACGTATATCACTCTGGGCGGATATGGTTGCGGGGCATGCGCCGTGGAATGACAAAGCCCCGCCGTGCGGGATTTTAGACCAGATCGCGGGCAGGTTGAATAATCTTGTAAGCCGTGAAATCGGGCTTGAGGTTGAAAATGAAGCGATTGCGCCGCCGATGTATCACTTAAACGACAACATCGATAAAGTCGTTGAATACATCGCCTTACTCGGCGGCTGTGTTATCCGCCCGATTTACAGCAACAGTAAATTGCAGTACGAAGCTATTCCGCTCGGAAACTACCTGCCTACTCGCTACGATTTTGATGGCACTCTGACGGGCGCTTTAATCATGAAGAATATCATCGACGGGAACAAACGGTATTTACTTACTGAAGAACACGATTTTGACGGTGCGCACCATACGGTAAAGTGCACGCTTTACGCAAACGAGGGCGGCGCGCTGAAGCTCGTGTCGCTTTCGTCGTGTGCGCAGACGGCGAATATAACGCCGGTGTATACATGGCAGAACGTCGAGCAGCCGATGATTATCGAATTCCGCAATCACGCGGTAAATAAAATCGATGGGAGCAATGTGCCGGTTGCGCTTATTGCGGGCGTCGAAAATCTTATTAAAGATGCTGATGAGCAATACGAGCGCATGAACTGGGAACAGAAAGCGGGCGAGGCGCGCGTCTGGGCTGACCGCGATATGTTTATGAAGCGTACAATCCGTGACGGAAAGACACTCGGCGTCCAGATGACAAAAGAGCTTAATCGCCTTGTTACGATGATTGACGGCGACGGAAGCGTAGAGGGCAAAAAGATAATCGAGCATACGCCCGCGCTCCGTACCGACGCACAAAATGCGATGCTCCAGCAGATTTTCCGCCGTATCGAATTAAGCTCGAATATCGGCAAGGGCACGATAAGCGATGCCGAAGCCGTCCAGCAGACGGCAACGCAGTACACGGGCGGCCGTCAAGAACTCTATGCAATCGTCGATCGAATCGAGGATGAAATCAAAGCTAAGTACCAATTATGCGCGAACGTATTTGCATACATGGCGGCGGCATACGGAATCGGGCAAAACGACGCGACGATAACGGTAACATGGAACGACGATCAGACGCGAAAGGATATGTCGCAAGCAAAGTTGCTCGCGATAAACGAAATCAATGCGGGCATAAAAAGCAAATGGGAATATCGTCATGATTTTTACGGCGAGGACGAAGCAACGGCAAAAGCGAATGTGCCTATTCCCGAAGCCGCACCGGATCCGTTTAATTTTGGAGTGTGAACATGAGCGGGAAAAACGACAAGAAAGTAAAACGGGAAGTAAAACACGCGGTACGAAGCGCGAGCGGGAAACTGTATGACGAAATCAAAGAGATAATAAACGCATATCCGCTTCGTACGCGTTTACGTTTTGCATGGCGAATTGTGCGGGGTAAGTGGTAGATGCTCTCTCCCCGCTATCTTGATGGCGCCGCCGACACGCTCGTCGATATTTACTCGCAACTCGAAACCGACATCTTACGCGATATGGCGCGGCGCATTGCAAAGCTGGGTAAAGTTACCGACGCGACCGATTATCAATCGCGTATACTCGCCGAAGCTGGCGGATTAAGACAAAACATCGCAAAGATATTAAAAGGTTACGACAAAAAAATTATTAAAGCCGTGCAGGATGCGTATACCGACGCGCTCAAAAAAAACACGGCGAACGACAACCGAATATTCAAATCGGCGACAGGGCGAACGATAAGCGATCAGAGCGCACAACAGACGCTCGCGACCGTGCAAAACGCGCATAATAATTTATCGCGCCTAACACGCACAACGGCCGCGACAAGCCAACAGCAATTTGTACAACAGGCGAATCGCGTTTTTATGGAAGTGCAATCGGGTGCGTTTGACTATGAGAGCGCGACAAGACACGCCGTAAACGATATGGCTTCTCGTGGAATAACGACCGTGCAGTATCAAAACGGGAAGCCCGTAACACGTACGATAGAAGCCGCCGTGCGAATGAATGTTTTAACCGGCATAAATAATACAGCGGCGACGGTAACGATGAGCAACTGCGAGGAACTCGGTTGCGACCTTGTCGAAGTATCGGCGCATATCGGAGCGAGGAACCGAGATGGAGCGAACGCATGGAGCAATCACGAAGCATGGCAAGGGAAGATTTATAAATTGCACGGCAGCACCGACAAATACCCGAACTTTTATGATACGTGCGGCTACGGGGAAGCGGATGGGATATGCGGTATAAACTGCAGACATTCGTTTTATCCGTATTTTGAGGGATCCGAAGCCCGTTACAGTGATAACGAACTCGACGACATGAAAGACAAGGAAGTCGAGTACAATGGGCAGAAAATGAGCCAGTACGAAGCGGAGCAACGGCAACGCGGCATAGAACGAAATATCCGAAAGTATAAACGCCTTGCCGAAACGCAGGACGCGGCGAATATAGACAACACGCATGCGCGGCAGAAAATCGGCGAATGGCAGGCACGGGCGCGGGACTTTAGCAAGCAGACGGGATTAGAGCGCGAATATACGCGCGAACACATCGGTACGGAAGGCGGGAATCAGCCAACAAAGACAACTCCAAAAACCGAACTCACGCGCGCACACGCGGAAAACAGGTTTCCCGATGAAAAATGGAACAAGATTAACGACAATCTATTTGTTGCAGAAAGCAGAAACGCCGTAAATAAACAGCAAGAACAGATTTTTGATAAAGAGCTTGAGATGTCGAAAATCGCCGCGCGACACGGACACGTCGTTTATATGTTGCCCGAAAAAAGCAAAGGGAAAAATTGTGATGTCATAATGGACGGCGCTTTGACAGAATACAAGCGGATTACAGGCAATGGAAACGCGCTCTCGCACCGGTTCAGAGAGGCGTTAAAACAAGGGCAAGATGTTTTTTTGAAAATCGACGCCAACATATCGGTCACGCGAACAAAAGAACGTTTGCATGGTGTATTAAAAGATAAAGATAACGATGATGTTATTTATTGTTATTTTAACAAAGATAAAAAATTGTACAGGTGGAAGATGTCTATTTTAAAATAAATAAAGGCACCGTATTCCAGTGCCTTTCGGTGCCCCAAGAGGCGTATAATCGCTATACGCATTCGGACAATTACAATATACGCTCTTATTTATTATTTGTCAAGTGTGAAATTTTACCAAAAATCAAAAACAAAAATGACTATATGTGTGAGGGATTATGACGGGGACACAGATTTTTTTAGGCATATTGGGCTTCGTCGGCTTTTCCGGCATCGTAACCGTCGTAAAGGTGATTATCGATTATGCCAATGTACGGAGTACGCAAGTGCAGTACAGAAAAGAAATCGACGAAATTCGGCAGGACATTAAAGACTTCCGCTTGTATCGGCTCGCGATGACGGAGACGATCGCGGAGCTTACTACGTCAATAAAAATGATGAGCAACAATATTGATAAGCAATTCGAAAAGCTCGAAAAGAAAATAGACGAAATGAGGAAACATCGCGCATGAACATCACGGATATGCTTTTGACACCGAACGAGTACAGCCGCCCGAAAATCCCGATACGGCGCGTTATGGCGATCGTCATGCACTGGACGGCAAACCCGAAAGTATCGGCGCTTAATAATCGAAATTATTTCGAGGCAAAGAAAACGGGTATGGGCGGCTACGGCTCGGCACATTACATCATCGGGCTTGAGGGCGAGGTAATCCGCTGTATTCCCGAAAACGAAATCGCGTACCATTGCGGCTCGAATAAACTCGATCCCGTAAGCGGAAGAACGTACACCGACGAAGCACGAAAGCGTTTCGGGCATTACGCGCTCCGTCCCGCCGTTACCTCGCCGAACTACGTAACGCTCGGCGTCGAATTATGCCCGATAGACGATGCGGGGCATTTTAGCGACGCGACGATCGTTTCGGCGATTGAATTGTGCGCAAAATTAATAAAACGCCACAAGCTCACGACGGACGACATCACGACGCATCACGCTGTTGTCGGCTGGAAAAATTGCCCGAAGCTCTGGACGGATCATCCTGATTTATTTGGAGCGTTTAAGGCGAGCGTCGCGGACTATATGGCAAGGAGGAACGTATGAAAACACCGGCGGAAACGAAACCGAATAAATTAAAATCGGTGAAATTTTGGATAACACTCTGGGCTCTCGGCATGATAAGTTACATCGTTATCGGGAACCGAACGGAGTTTACGCTTATCGCGCAGTGGCTCTGCGCCGTGCCGCTTGCGTATCTGGGCGTGAACGTGTGGCAAAAGAAAATATATGAGGATAGCGCAAAATGACAGGAACGATTATCAGCATCGCGATCGCCGTCGTTATGGCGGCTTTTGCAGTGGGCGCTTTTTACATCGCGCATACTGAGCGTCGCGCGAGGAAAAACCTCGAGCGGAAAAACGCGGAGATACTGGAACATGAACGAAAAATGGCAGAAAGCATCGCAGACGCAAACGCGAAAAAAGAGAAGTTACAAAGCGGCAATAGTCGCGATGATTTTAGCGCCGGTATTGACCTGCTGCACAAGTACGCGAAAAACAAGCGGTAGCGTCCCGTATGTAACGGTTCCCGACCCGATACAAAAGGACGGGACAAGTGCGGTTATTTTTGACGCGGAGACGGACACGGTATCGATGCCGATGTGGTACTGGCGAAAAATCGTAAATTACATTATCGACACACAGGCGGCGTTAAAAATCGCCGGAGCGGAAAAACAAAAATGACTATATATACAGAGGTGAAAAAATGAAAAAGAAAACATTTACGCTTGTAAGCTCCATTGTGGGCGGCATTGCGGCAATCGCGAGCGCGGTCGTGACGTTTGTACACCCCGCGTATGCAACGGCGAT